TAACTATACGGCACTGCAAAGTTAGAGTAGCGGGCGGGCAGCCCAGCCAGGCCACCAGTAGTGAGGGAATAGCAACACCAGGCCGCACGCACACCTGACGTCGCAACGCCTACATAGAAACCAGCCTTGCAGCCAGTTCCACCGCCAGCTGCAGTGGAAACGCCAGCGGGCCACGAAACCGCTCGATCTTTCGCAATAGCTGTATCCTCAATGTATCTCCAGCCAGAGGTGGTTCCTGCAGGGAAAGTCAAACGAAGATCGTTCTGCAAAGCGTAGTCTGCGGAAATCGTGCCATTCGTTGTTACCTTGCTTTGGTCATGGCAGGTATAACAATCCAGAATATAATCACCAGCACCATTTTGCCCCCACTGCCACAACTCATCCGAAACGATAATATAAGCTCCGTTTTGGAACTCGGTTTTCTGGATCAGACCAGGCTCCTTCCCGGATGTGGGGGAATGGCGAGAGCCGTCAAAGCCCTGTACCATATCGTTCCAGCCAGAATGGTATGGCATAGTACAGATGACCGTTGTCCCGGCTGTGGTATTGAAAACTACTCCTCTATTATCAACATTCACCGCCTTATACGCAGTGCCTCCGATTTCCACATCATCAATGGAGGTTATTTTTACCAGCTTGACTCCCTCGTTATTTCGGCCCGTTCCGATGTTGACTGTAGAGCCAACCAGAAGGTTCGCTGCTTGAGCAGCAGTCAAAATGATGCGTTCCACCCCTTCCTCCGACACCGCAGCCTTATAATCGTGATAATAGCTGGAGCAGCCCTCAATCGTGCCGGAGTTGCCCTTCCTCGCATACTTTAGCCAAATCATAGCCAGCTGCCATTTCAAAAGGTTTCCACTGGCCCCCGAATATTGCGCACCCCGACCCCGCCATTTTATCACATTCTCATTGTGGGAGGAGAAATTGATTGGAGCCAGTCCTGTCCCACAGGTGATTTTCCCGGTGGAGTCCAGACCAGCGTAGTATTTGGGATTGCCGATATAGGCGTGAACTACGCCTTTCCGATCCGTCCCTTGGGGCCAGGTGTCAAAGCCAAGAGCCGGGTGACACCGCATCTGGAAATGGCGGTAACCACCCTCATCCCACTCTTTTGTAAAGGTGTTTTTCTGCAGCACCCAGCAAAGGTGCTTCCCGCTGCGGATCTCACTGTAGCTGTCGATATGCTCCACGGCATAGATTGTATGGCTACCATCAGCGGCCTTCTCAGCACTTACCTCCAGACACCAAAACTGCGGAAGGTAAGCGAAGTCATCCCGGTTGGCATTGGCCGCTGTGGACGGGGTACAGACCAGGCCCACGCTGTCATCGGTCAGTTCCCCGATGGCCGTCTGCGATGTTGCAAACAGGGGGAACTTTACTCCGTGAACACGCTCGTCATCCAGGACGGCACCGAACCACCGCTCCAGCAGTTCATTCCGAGTTGTCTCGCCCTCCCGCCAGTTGGCCTTCCACCACTCGACAAACAGAGCGTCAACCTCCTTCACGGCGGTCGCCGCTCTGACCAGTTCCCCATAAAGGTGGTCGATTGCGGCCATATTGCTGCCTGCCAGCACCGCCGCCTTCTGCACGGCCACCAACTCGGTCAGGATCGCATTCTGCTGGACACCAGTTTCATTCAGCAGAACGGGCTTTGTTACTTTAGACATTCTATGTCCCTCCTCATTCATTGTAGGTCATGCAGGGAACCCCATCAACAACGGTAAAGCCGATCCCGTCAACCTGATCCTTCAGATAGAGGTCATTCTCAATAAGCTGCTTTGGGGCCTTATTCACATTATCAGCGTGAGCCGCATCGCTGGTTTCGGTGATTGTGATCTCCTCAGAAAAATTCCTGGTCGTAGGTGCGTACTTCTTCATGGCACACCCTCCTCAAAACTGGTCATCCACTTCAAACGTGAAGGCCGTTCCCTGATCCTTCCGCTTGTCGTAGAAGGTCTTGATTGCGGCCACATCACCCTCACTGTCCACCAGGGCAACTTCATTGATCGAAGCATCAATCAGATCCTCCAGGGGGATCTCCACCCTGTACCGGGCAACAGTCTGCTCCGGGTAGGAAATGTTCTCCACCGGGTACCGGGCCAACTCATGGGTGAGCGCCGTCTGCTGCTCTCCCGGCTGGACGGGATTTCCGGCAGGATCAGTCCCTCCGTCACCAAAGGCAATATGAGTGATGGGAGGTAAGGTGTTTCTTACCCCACTGGATGCCTGACAGGTCTTGATGCGTCTGGTGACCGTGATAACACTGTTTTGGGTCATGTTATACCTCCTCGCTGTCAATAGTAATGCTGATTTCTTCTTGATGGGAGATCCCCATTGTGACCGTTTGTCTCGACATGGCCAGTCCCCGGATAGCCTGGTCAAGCAGGACGCTGCCATCCAAATTTACTTCACCATCAAATCGGATGATACCCTGCCGCCCGTTAGAAATGCGGAAGGGCAGTTTTAACCGAGCGATAATGATCAGGTTCCCATGCTCCAGGATGATAGAGTGGAAATCCTCCGCAATATCAAACACCAGGTGACCAGGCTTTATTTCTTCAATCTGCTTTGCCAGTTCCTGTACTCCAAAGCGGCCACTTTCCGGGAGCAGATGCACGTTGACGGTAAAGGCATAATCTGCAAAATGCTCCTCCACGTCACCTTCGCAGCCCATTACGATCCGCACCATTTCCCTGATGGCTTTATTTGTGGTAGTGCCTTTCGTGTTCAGCTTGGCTACCAGCCTGGCCCGGCGAACCTCCAGGCTCTCAGTGGTATTTACAGGCAGATCAAACATTTTCTCATGCCGGGGAAGCAGAAACGTGCTGGTGCTGATGGTCAACTGGTTCTCCTGCGCTGTGATGGTGCGCTGCATCTGCGTCAGCTCTGCCTGTTCCGTATCCAGCAGTTCAGCCATCTGCGCCATTGTTCGCACCCTTTGGGGGAGCATAAAGGGGTCATTGATCGCCACTGATGTCCACCTCCTGCAGCATGAAAAATTCTTCGTAGCTGGAGGTCAGGGACTCAATTTCCCCATTAAGGGTATAGCTGACAATATCAGCCACCCCTTCTACACCGAAGATCAGATCGCCGATGCGGTAATAACTGATGCTGCTCTTTCGCTCCTCATCGTGGAGGACGGGGGCAGTATTGAAGTCTTCCCGGTTTACCCGGTCAATGTACTCCTGGATCGCCGCCTGGACATTCTGCCGGATGTCCACGATATTATAGCCGCTGGCCACCTTCACGCTGACTGCCACACCCACCGGCTTGGGGGTAGCTGCCACCACGGTCACATCGGCCCCGACCGTCCGCTCATCTTCGATATGGGCTGCCACTTTGTCCAGGATCACTTTATCCGGGGCAGCATAATGGTCGGAGAGCAGGATCACCTTTACCTTCCCCGCACCACACACCTCTGCGCCCAGGCACTTGGCTGCGCCTACGCCGGAGACTTGCTTGGCCCAATAGATGTAGTGGTTTCTATTTCCGCTGGTAATAGGCCGTCGGATCTTCTCCAAAATCCGGCTTCGGAAGGAGTCATCACTCTCAGCTGCAGCACCGCCACTGAATGGAGCAGGGTTGGTTACCGACTTAATACCGTCAATGGCGGTGCGCAGAACGGTGATGGAGCCGCTTTCCACATTTCCAGACGGCCCTACCATTTGACACTTTCCACCCACGTCACAGATCCCTTCGGCGGTGATCCGGCCCGCCGAGGTGGTCTCAAAAACCAGAGTACCATACAGAACTTCTGTACCGATGGGAATGACCGCTCCCGGTTCCCCGGTAAAACAGAGGCTGCCCACCGAGGCTGTAGCAGGGTTTCGGATCTCGTTGAAGTCCTGCGCCCTGCGGTCAAGAAATTCACCCTCGGCAGTGTCCAGCAGCACCTTGTCCGGGATGGGCTGCACCTCCATCGCATCCATCCGGGCCATTTCCTCGGAGACAGCCTGGAGGTTATCCATGCAGAAGCCGCCCTCCATCTTATTGACCGGGTTCTTCAGCCCGTCCCGCATACGCTGCAGAATAGCGGAGGCGCTAAAATCCAAACTCATGCCACCTTCACCCCTTTCGCCTCCCATGTGATTTTATCTTCTCCATATACGGTTCTGCAGTCAAACTCGACCGTCATCCCGCTTTTGGATCTGGCAAACTGGAAGTTGCTCAGTTCTTCAATATAGGGGTTCACCATCAGGGCTTCGATGATAAACCGCTTTAATTCAGACTTTACGATGTCGCTGCCCAACGGCCCTCCGATCAGTGTATGGCTCTCGCTGCCGAAGTCCGTATCATAGGCCGCATACCGAAAGCGCTCCGTGTGCAGTGCCTTGAAGATCCAGATGCGAAGGGCCTCGTTACCCTCCACTAAATAGGTCTGGCCATCCCGGAGCAGCAGTCTGTTGTTTTCATAGTCATAAGCATACTCCCGGAACATAGGCAGCTCACTGCTGCTCTGTCCAGCGCCCAGCACCTCTGGGTCAATAAAAGGAAATATACTCATAATGGCACCACCTTCAGCAAAATATAGAAAGCGCCGCCGACCTTCAGCACCAGAACTTCATCTCCGACCTTTGGGGAAAGGGCCGGGTTGATGTACAGCTGCTTGGAGATCTCCTGGTCGTGAGCCAGCAGAGTAATGGGGCGCTCTGTTTTGATTTTTGCGAACATAAGGCCGTCGCCGCCGTTGTCTGCGCTCTTTACCGATCCTCTCAGCGCTTCCACCATCTCTACAGCCCATCGCTCTGACATAGGCTCACCTCCAGTCAAGTCGTGCTTTGTTCAATCTCTTGTTCGTCCATCATATTGGAGAAGGCCAGCGTCAGCTGCATCTCCTCCTTGCCGTTCTCAAAGGTGTGGGTATCGCTTTCGATGTAAAACTTTCCGTACAAACCCGTGGTGGCCTCCTGGACGGCGATGGCATAGCCGGAGACCGCACGGGTATCACTGGTGGCCGTCAGCGCCCCGGACTGCTCAATGGTCTGCAGCAGGGCCTTGGCCTCTGTGTGCGCATCCTTGCCGTCCTCCTGCTTATAGACACGCTGCACAACTCCATATTTCTGCTGTGCTGCAGCATCCTCCACCATGCCAATCTGATTGCCATTTTTGTCGGTGATCAGCACCCTATCGACCAACTTCTGGAGGCTGGTCTTGTAGGTGGCCTCGGTCAGATTATAACTACCATCCAGCACTACACCGCAAAGCGTCCCCTTTTCGATTACGCTGACCTGTGTGGCGTTTTTCATCAGGGGGATGTACTTCTTGCCATTTTTGCGACTGGCGGCGGTGTAGGCCATCATAATGGCCGCATACGCCTTTTTCCCCAGGCAGGGCAAATAGACTTTGATCCCTGTGGAAGCCGCCCCGCCAAAAGGCACCCCCAGGTGGGAGCATATCCAAGCGGTGATGGCCTCCGGGGTATCATCGAACACTTTATTGATGTCGCTATTGTTGATGTAAAACATCAGGTCAAAAGCCGTGTAGGTAGTGACGTTCCCGGAGGCCGATTTATCAATATCAAATACGGGGCCGCCAAACAGCGTTTTTTCCCCATCTTTGAAAAGAACCGTATCCCCCTCGTTGATGGTGACCTTCGGGAGAAAGCGGTCGTTGGCTTTGGTGGCCACCGAAAACACCAGTTTCCGGGCCACTTGCTTGCTATCACCACTCCAGGTGACTTTTTCCACTAACTGTGAGAGGTCTTTGCCTCCCACAAGCAGTTGTTTTTGGATCATGGGATCACCAGCTTCTGCCCCAGCTTGATGCGGTTAGGGTCGCTCCCAATCAAGCCTTTATTGGCGCTATAGATCTTCGTGTACTGCGCCCCGCTGCCATAATATCGCTTCGCCAGGTTCCACAGGCAGTCCCCGGCGACCACGGTGTGGATCTTGGGGGCTGCCTGTGTATTCGGCCTGGCAGTCAGACCGTTGGCCTGGCTTTGCGCTTGTGTCCCCACTTTGACAGCAGGGACATTCAGGAACCTATACTCGGAGAGGGTCATGGAATAATAAATGTCCTTGTCTCCTTCGTGCTGGCCTTTGGTTAAGCTGTCGATGGTCATAGCCAGGTTAAAATCACAGTCGCTGATGATCACCCGGATGGGCTGCCGCATAGATTTCCACTTCTCCAACAGCCGGATATATTCCAGCGGCTCCCGGTCAGCATACCTGGCCAGAGGTGAGTCAAGGGAAGGGAAAAAGCTGGAGATAGTTCCAGATACCAGGCCCCGGTGTCCCATCAGCTTAACCTCACCAATGTTCAGAAGGGTGATCTTCTGATTGTTGTGGGGCTCCGTAAACTCAAACTGCTTCGGGTTGATGGGAAGGGTCAGCATCTCCTCGTGGTTGTTATAACTCAATTCAATGGTTCTTTCTTTCAAGATGCGGCCCTCCTTTACACGGA